GGGGCAAGCTTGGCAATGTGGGGCGTGAACGCGGACGCGGCGGCGCGCGGGATTTGAAAAATATCCTGCCACACAAACGGCGCGATTTCCTGCACTTGAAACCTGCCGCCATCTACACCGCCGACGGTCATACGTTTGACGCGGAGGTATTGAATCCGTTGTCGGGGCTGCCGTTCAGACCTGAAATTACGACGGTTTTGGACGTTGGCACAAGACGGTGTATGGGCTGGAGCGTGGGGCTGGCGGAAAGTCGGTTTACCGTGCTTGAGGCTTTAAGCCACGCGAGCCGCGCGGCCATCGGTGCGCTTTGGTATGTGGACTGGGGTCGTGGCTTTGAAAACTTGATGATGACGGATGAGGCAACGGGTCTGATGGGCAGGCTGGGCATGACGATGACGCATTCGCGGGCTTATAACTCGCAAGCGAAGGGTGCGTCGGAACGCAGCCATAATATTTTCACACGGGCGGCGGCGAACCTGCCGTCTTTTGTGGGGAAAAATATGGACGACGAGGCGCGGCAGAAGCTGTTTAAGCTATCGCGCAAGGAAGTCCGCCTGCACGGGAAGATTTTGAATTCGCCGATTCCGACTTGGGATGAGTTTAAGGGTTATATCGAACGGGTGGTGGACGAATACAACGACCGACCGCACCGTTCGCTGCCTAAGTTTACCGACCGCGAGGGCAAACGCCGGCATATGTCGCCTAATGAGTTTTGGGCTTTGAAGGTGGCGGAGTTTGGCGAGCCGCCGAGAGTGTCGCCGGAGGAGGAAGGGTATTTGTTCCGACCGCAGGTGATGCGCACGGTACGGCGCGGGGAGGTATCGCTGTTCAGCAATACCTATTATTCCGCCGAACTGATGGAGTTCAACGGCGAAACGGTCAGGGTCGGCTACGACGTGCAGGACGCGCTTTGGGTTTGGATTTACGACGATTTGGGACGGCTTATCTGCAAAGCGGAATGGCATGGCAATTCGACGGATTATATGCCTGTCAGCGTCTTGGAGCGCGCGGAAGACAAACGCAACGACGAGCGTCTGAAACGCAACGAGCTGCAACAGCAAAACATCCTGAAAGAACGCCGCGTACCGACCATCGAACATCAGGACTCGGTCAATATCGGGGGGATGGTGCTGGATATGGGCCAAATCAAGGCGAAGGCTGCCGCATTGGCAGCACGCCGAAACCGTGAGGACGATTTAACGGTCGAGGCTGTAGCAGTGAAGGCGGTGGAAATGCCGTCTGAAACGGAAGCTGCTGCGGGCTGGTCGGTACCGTCCGAAGCATCGGAGCGGTTTGCGCTGTATCAGCGTCTTTGCGGTCAGGCGGATTTGCCGCTGCAGGCGCAAAGATGGCTGGAGCGTTACCCGCAAAGCAATGAGTATAAGGCGTTGTCCAAACGGGCAATGCTGGCTTGATTTCAGACGACCTTTCGGGGTTTTAAACAAGGTTTATTCACTATTTTAAAAGGATTTTAAAAATGAAAATTGCAAATATCAACAATCTGTCTTTGGTCTCTGTTGCGATGGAGCGTTTGGTTAACCGTCAGGACGGCTTGCCGGGTTTGGGTGTGTTGTACGGCCCTTCCGGTTTCGGCAAGACGACGGCGACGGTGGCGGTGGCAAATGAGACACGCGCTTACTATGTCCAGCTGCGCAGCGCATGGAGCAAAAAGACGCTGTTGGAAAAAATCTGCTTCGAGATGGGCTTGCCGCCTGCCCGGACGGCGGCGGGTTGTTTGGATGTGATCTGCGAACAGTTGGCCGCCAGCCAACGTCCGTTGATTTTGGATGAGGCGGACTATTTGGTTACGCATAAGGGATTGGTCGAGCTGGTGCGCGACATCTACGAGGGCAGCCAAGCCCCTCTGATGTTGGTGGGCGAGGAGATGTTGCCGACCAAGCTGAAGAAATTCGAGCGTTTCCACGGTCGCGTGTTGGCTTGGGTACCTGCGCAGCCTGTCGATTTGGCAGACGCGGAAGAGTTGGCGAAGGTTTACGCGCCTGATTTGACGTTTGAAAAAGATGCGCTGTCTTATTTGGTGGATTTGGCGCACGGCTCGGTACGCCGCGTAACGGTCAATTTGGTCAATCTGTTGGAGCTTGCCAACCAGCAAGGCTTGGATACGGTAACGCGCGAGGTTTGTGCGAAAGCCGACCTGTACAAGGGCGAAGCACCTAAACGCGGGGTCAAATTATGAGCGTGACGACATTGACGAAGCCCCGCAACCGCCGACAAGAGATTTGGAACTGTCTGCGGGGCAATAAGGACAGGCTTCAGACAGTCTCTGAAATCGCCAAAGCCTGCCAACTGAGCGGGAATACGGTGTACACGTATCTGAAAGCTCTTAATAAAGGCGGGTTTGTGTCGATACAGAAGGGTTCGGACTTTTGCAGACCGTACGGATACCGACTGGAGCGGGATGCGGGTGTGGATGCGCCCCGCTTGTCTGATGACGGTCAGCCGTTGAAATGTCCGGTAACGGAAGCCTTGTGGCGGACGATGCGGATTTTGAAAACCTTTGACTTGGACAGCCTGACGGCCCACGTCAATATGACACACCCTGTCAGCCGCAGTATGGCCAAGGTTTATGCTCAACACCTTGAAGCGGCGGGTTATCTAAAAAATACGGGCAACGCTCGGAAAAAATCGTTTGTCCTTTTGAAGAATACAGGGTCGAAAGCACCGCAGCTTCTGGCTGTCAGAGAGGTGTACGACCCAAATATAAACGAAATTGTATTAAGGGAGGTTCCTGATTATGAATGAAAAAGATTATATGAAAGAAGATTGGTACGCGGTTTTGAAGGAAGAGGTCGAGAAAGACGGACTGATGAAGACTGCGGCAAAACTCCGATACAGCGCGACAAGCATCAGTCTGATTTTGAACGGCAAATACAACGGCAAGCCAGACAAAGTTGCTGCGAAAGTGGCGGATGTATTTCGCAAGGTGATGTGTCCGTTTGAAGGTCGACGGATGGAACGAGCCGAATGTATTGAAATCTCTCTCTCCCCCGCTCCGACGCATAACCCTATCAAAATGCAGCACTGGCGGGCATGTCAAAAGTGTGAAATTAAACCATGCGAAAAGCGTAAAAAGGCCGTCTGAAATGAGACACGAATATGCGGTACACGCCGGAGTCTATGAGGACACTTGGTACGACTACGAAACCCATAAACGTCGCAAGATTTGGCGGGCGGATGTGCGCGGCAAGCGGAAAGAAGGCTTCGCGTGGTTGCAAATCCGCCGACTGCGGAAGCGATTTGAAAGCAAAGAGGAAGCCAAGGAATGGGCTGCTCAAGTGAAGGCGGATTGGGTGCGCAATAATTTTTTTGCCTTGAGAAAATATTAAGTAATTGATTTATAAGGAAATAGGAAAATGTCTAATTTGTTTTGCGAACGAAAAATCAAGTGGATCGGTTTGGCTTTTTGGTTGTTGTTTTGGGCGGTTTTGGTGGGCACGATGCTGCACAGCTGCTCTAAGCCGGTGGTGTCGGCGGCGAAATTGGAAATGTCGCGCCGCGAGCGTATGGCGGATTTAGAGGCTAAAGCCTTGGGCGAGCAATACGAGTCGATGAGTACGGAGGAAAAAATGAAAGGAATTGTTTATGAGCGATAAGGCATTGAGCCCTACGGCAAAAAAAGAGGCTTTGGATCGGGCGGTACAGGAAATCCGCGCGAAATATGGCGATAAGGCGATTGTGAAAGGATGTGTGAAATGAGTTTCGGACGACGTAATACGGATTGGCAGGCTTGGGGACAACACCGCAGGCGTGCGACGGCGCGAATGGCGCAAAAAAGCCGGGAGCGTGAAATTGAGGAATATCAGGCGCGGTTTAAACGGCCTGTTGACAAGAAGGAGGAGAAAAAATGATTTGGTTTGTTGTCGGATTGGCGGTGTTGGTGTTGCTGGGGATTTGGCTTGAAATGCTGGCCCGAATCGTCGTGTTGCACATGATAGGCAAATGCCATGACGGGTATGACGACAATTAAAACGGTAAGCCGTTGATGTTGCTCTATATTTTTTTGCCTTATTGAAAATATAAGGTATTGATTTAAAAGGATTTAAAAATGAATGCAAAAGAAATTGCCGAATGGCTCGAAGACCGTGGCGAGCTGATGATCATGAAGAAGGACGGCGAGGGATTTGTGATTGCCGCACGGTCGCCGGACGGGATGTGGAAGACTGCCGAGGCGGAAACTTTGGCTCGGGCGATAAATTTATGGGAGGAAGCGTGATGAAGATCACTAAACCAAATAAAGAAGACCTTGACGCAGTATGGGAACTGGTCGCGTTTTTAAACAAAATTGCGCAGGGTTTGAATCCGGTTTATCAACCTGCCGACCCAGAGGATGAAGATGATTTCGAATATCTGAGCAATGCGCCTGCGGATGAAGTGTTTGAAGCTTTGGAATATAAGTCTGCCAACGCCAATTTGCCTTGGATTATGACCGTATTGGATACCTTGCTGTCTTCGAGTAACGATATTGTTGACCAAGAATCTAGTGTTTTGGATTTCTCTCCAAAATTTAAACAGGCTGTAAAGGATACGGAAAGGCTGGATTTCTTGATTGAAGTCGGGTCAGCCGAATTTTCAAAAGAAAATGGTGAGAAGACCTGTTGCAGGTTAACCGAATACGGCATTAGAGGCTATGGAAGCAATTACCGCGAAGCCTTGGATGATGTGATGAAAGAGTGGAAGGGGATGTGATGGCAAATATCGATTTAACCCAATGGGGAACAAAGTTGCAGGTCATTCCGCAAAGATTTGAGCATGAGCCTGCGATTTATGAAGTTGAATGTGGTAACGACTCCGTATTTTTTACAGAAGAACATGCCTATCAACTGTATTACGCATTAAGAAAGGTTTTGGAGGATTTGTGATGACTACCGGAATGATGATTTATCTCTTGATCTGCGGGCTGATTGGTTTGGCACTGGTGGTTTTGGCACTGATGAGCCTGATTGAAAACTGGTTTAAGCAGCAGACTAAAGCTGTTGTTTTGGATGCCTGCGGTATGTTTTTTGGGTTGGTTGTTGTTTTTATAGTGTATTTAGCAATTATTGGGGTGGTTAAATGATTGAAATCAGAAGTAAAAACTTTATCGCGTACAACGCAAGTGAAAGTGTTTGGGAAAGCATCATCAAGGATGTTTTCACGGGGTTGATGTTGAGTTTTTGTGTGTATATCAGTCATTGGTCAGCATCAGTGTTTTGGACATTTATCAGCGGTTTAATGTTTTTGTCTTATCTAGGCATTAAGTTAGGCAGGTTGATGCGTGACAAGCAAACTAAGTTTGAAACTTGGTCAGAGTTTAAGGCATGGATCGATAAACAAGCCGAAATTGAAAATCACTTGGCAGGTAATGTTCAGATCGTAAAAGGCAATGGAAATGTACAGGCTGGTGGCGATGTTTGGAAGGATAAACAATGAACATCGAAAAATTCAACCCGAAAAAAGACCCTAAATATAACAGTTTTATTTATCGGTTTTTGAAAAGGTACAAAAAAATAATACCACATAGCGGTATGCCGGTTATCGCCAAATTTGACACACTGGGTATTTGGCGAATCGGTTGGCATGATACTGGCGGATGGTTTATCGGTGCTCCAATCGGTTTTTCGCCTGGCGAAAAGGTAGAGATTTATGCGTTTAAACCGGGCGGGAAAGTCATTGAAGAAGTCAAATGGAGTGATTACCAGCGTATCGGAGGCTGTGCCATTAATGAATTTGCGCATAAATGGCGCGAAATTAATAAAAACAGTCGTTGTTGCGAATATTGTGGTCAATGGATTCGGCGAAAAGTCAAAACTGAAAAAATTATCCGTCGCCGCGATGTTTGGGAGATTGAAACATGATTTGCCGTTGTCCTAACTGCGGGGCGGCCAACAGCTTGGATAGCTTGGTCAGCGATGCTGAAGCAGCCGAAGTGCTGAAGATGTTGCTGGAACTTGATGCTGATATCGGGAAAGCGGCTATCCGCTACATCGGCCTCTTCCGCCCCGCCAAGTCCCAGCTCTCTTGGGCGCGTACCGCGAAACTGCTGAATGAGTTGCTGCCGATGATTAAGGCACAAGAAGCGGCGCGTGACGGGGTTTGTTTCCCTGCCCCTACCGAGGCTTGGATTCACGGCTTCAATGAAACCGTTAATGCACGCGACCAAGGCCGTCTGAAAACGCCGCTGAAGTCGCACGGATACTTATATGAAATCCTTGCAGGCTGGGTCGGCCAGCCAAGCGCAGGGAATCAGACAAACCAACCAAACCGCCGCGCCGCACTGCCGGCCAACCCCAGCCAAACCCTTACCGCAGCCGCATCGCTGCAAGGATTGAAGAAATGAAAGAACTGCCTACCCAACTGCATAACGCCATGATCGACGGCCTGACCATGCTTTTGACCCTGCGTCTGAGCGGTTCGCCGGCTGCCGACACTGTGGCCGCCACTGCGCAAACATGGAGCCGTGTATTGGCGCATGGCCGGGCGTGGGATGAAGCGCGAGATGTACCGCGCTTTCAGACGGCCTTTATGGTATTGGCCAATGAAATGAGCCGCTGGCCGAGTCCGAAAGACTTTTTAGACAAGCTGCCGCCACCGCCGGAGCCGTTGAAGCTGGAACACCACTACCACCCTACGGTGGAGGAAAAAGCAAAGGGAAAATCGGCTTTAAACCGCATACAGGGCGTGATTAAAGAGGTGTTAAGAGGCAAGTCACTGATACCGCCTCCGGCTGAAACCGCCACCGAGCAGATTTTGAGACACCGCGCGAAAGTTGAGGCACTTGCCAAGCGCGAACGCGAACAAGGCTTGAGCAAGCCGAAATGTTAAACCCAACCAGAAAGGAAAGAGAAAATGGCTAAAACCCGAATCAAACAACCCGCTATCGAAGCGGCACAAGATAAAGCGGAAGTCACTGCGTTTATCCGTAAAATCGGCGATTTGCAGCGCGAAGTCAAACGCCTGGAAACCGAAGCCGGAGACAAAAAAGCAGTCATCGAAGAAGAATATGCCGCCAAAGCCGCGCCGATGTGTGCCGAAATCATGAGCCTGACCGAACGTGTGGCCGCCTACTGCGAGGCACATAAGGACGAGCTGACGGATAACGGTAAAACCAAAACCGTGGACTTTACCACCGGCCTGATTAAATGGCGCATTCGTCCGCCATCCGTCAAGGTAACGGGCGTGGCCGCCGTACTGGCGTGGCTCTCCGAAAAATCCGCCTTTGCCGAGTTTGTGCGCACCAAGAAGGAAATCGACAAAGACGCCATCTTGAACCAGAAAGAACGCTTTTCAGACGGCCAAGTGCCGGGGATTAAGATTGTGAGCGGCGTGGAGGATTTTGTGATTGAACCGACGGAACAAATTCTATAAAATCAACAGCCTGATTTCAATTCAGTGTGTTGAAACGTGATTGAGCCGACGGAACAGGAGTTAGCTTGCTGAAAGGCCGTCTGAAAACAGTTTGAATACTGTTTCAGACGGTTTTTTTTGTTTTCTATTTGCTTGATTGTGGGGGGTAATGTTGAAATATGCTGACTTGTATTGAAAACGAAATTTTTTTATTGTATATTCATCATAACGAAATATGAAGGAGGTTTTGATGAATTTTACGAAATCTGAATCTATCGGCGATTTGTTAGTGCAACATATTCCTAAAGAGCTTATTTTGGCTTTGCAGGAGGCTTTTTTAATTGGTTCTACCCGTGCTTATCATGGAGTAGAACATACACATCCGGGACATGTTAAAAATGTTTTGGGTCAATTACGGCATTTTGAACTGAATGAGGCATTTCATACGGTTATGCAAAGTCATAACTTAGAGGTTTCTGAATTAAAGGGGAACAATATTGTTGTTGCCAAATCAGGAATATGGAATATCTGTAGAGCGACAGCAAACGATGAAAAATGGCATGCAGTTAAACGAAGCAGAGCCCGGCAACTGCTGGCTCATAAGAACATGTTTATTGAGTCGCTTGTTTACCGTGATTTATTTGAGGATAATGTCGCACCTCTGGAAGGCACGGTATTTTTTGTTACAAGCTTTTCTGGAAGCATGGATAATATGCCGGAGCAACCGGTTTCGATACAAATTGCTGTTTGTGATAGTGAAATGAATAACTGGTTATTTGTAGAACATATTGAACAATTTTTAGAGCGTTATTCTGTCGTTGGGAAAATGGAGGTCGAGAAGCAAATCGATTTGGCCAAACCATCTCTCAAAAAGAAAGGCAGAGATACGGGTACATTAGGATGAGCAGACAGGGTGTAACGGGCTTTAATGCTGCACGTTTGGAGCAGATTATGGCAGTTAGAAGGCAGACGCAGGCACAACTTGCGGCTATGGTGGGTGTGTCTTCTGCAACGATGAGCAAGTGGAAAAACGGATTACACGCACCTGATGCCAAAACTTTGGAGCGACTGGCTTCGGTATTGAATGTCTCGGCAGAGTGGTTTACACGTCCGATGACGGCAGGGGTGGAGCGGCCTTTGTTTCGCAGTAATGCTTCGGCTCATGCGCAAGCACGTAGTATGTTGGAGGAGCGTGCCAATTGGGTAAAAGATATTATTTCGGATTTGACGGAGTATATGGATTTTCCCGTTTTGAATATTCCTCAACGTCATTTTGAAAGCCCTGAAGAGATTTCACAAGAGGATATTGAGGAGGCTGCTCTTGAGTTTCGTAAGAATATGCAGCTGGGACTTGCACCTATTCAGGATTTGACCTTAGCTGCAGAGGGAGCTGGGGTTTTTATCGTTAGAGAGCAAACAGGTGTTTCAGCAATTGAGGGGCTCTCTACTTGGACGGTAGATGGAAAACCGGTAATTCTGCTTTCTTCTGATAAAGAAAATGCTTTCCGTAGCCGGTTTGATTTGGGGCATGAATTAGGCCATCTGATTCTGCATAAACATATTCCGGCAACAATCAGGCACCACTATCACAAATTAATGGAGCAGCAGGCACATGCTTTTGCTGGGGCATTATTACTGCCGGCAGAAAGTTTCTCTATGAAGATACGGATTCCTACCACTTTAGACGATTTATTGCTTAAAAAACAATATTGGGGGGTTTCTGTTGCTGCGATGATTATGCGTCTGTATCAACTGGATATGATTGACGATCATACTAAGCAGAATTTATTTAAGAGAATATCGATGCGATGGGGCAGAAAAGCCGAGCCGGGAGATGGGGACAGAAAGCCTGAAGAACCACGGTTGCTGAGAAGAAGTATGGAGTTATTAATACAGGAAAATATCATCAGCCTTGATAATGCGGTCGAGTATTTCGGTATAGGGCAGACTGATTTACTGAACCTACTGAATCTTGATGATGATTTTTTTGAAGCGAAACGCAACAAGAAGGTTATCCCTTTTTTAAAAGTAAAATCCCAATCATAGAAAGTATGATTTAGATAGTTTAAAGGCCGTCTGAAAACAGTTTGAACGCTGTTTCAGACGGCCTTTTTGTATCCCAACCCTTCACAAAAAACAGTTGCTTAAATCAATATATAGTAGATTTTTCGGTAAATATGACATAAAATACACAACATATTGTGTTTTAAGGAATTGGCCGTGAACGTGCAAAAGCTGCGCCGCAGCCTGATTGCCAAAATCAAAATCGCGCAAAAGGAGTTGGGTTTGGACGATGCCACTTACCGCGCAGTGTTGGAGCGCGTAACGGGCAAGCGGTCGTGTACCGAGTGCAGTATCCCTGAGCTGGAGCGCGTGGTCGAGGATTTGTGCCAACATGGGTTTGCGCCGAAGAAAACGGCAGGCCGTCGCCCGAACCGCCGAAGCTCTGCCGATCCGATGATGCGGAAAATCGAAGCCCTGCTGCTGGATAACGGCTGGACTTGGAATTATGCGCACGGGACGGCGAAAAAGATGTTTAAGGTTGACCGCGTCGAATGGTTGTCCGACAGCAATATGCACAAGTTGGTGGCGACGTTGCAGATTGCGGCAAACCGTAAGAAAAAGGAGGCATAGGAATGAGCGTAAGTTGGGAGATGACGGAGCAGGATTTTGAGGACGTGAAACATCTTCTGCCGCAGAGCGTGGTGGCGATGATTACGGTCATCGGGCTGGAGGCGACATTCCACATGGTCAAGGTATGGGGCGGGACGAATTATCCGATTTCCAACCGCCGCCGCAATACGCGCCAAAGCCGAATCTTACACGCGCAACTGGTCGAGGACATCGGCGAAGAGGCGGCGGGACGATTGGAGCGAGCCTATGCCGGTCAGCCTTTCTTAGCCATTCCGCGTTGCTGGGATGCGATGCGTGAGCTGCGCAACCGATTCATTCGCCGCCAGTATGATGCCATGAGCGCGGAAGGTTTGAGTGATTTGGTTATTGTGCGCGAGCTGGTGTTGGCTCATCGGCTTTCTACGCGAAATATCCGTTACATTTTGAAAGAGGCCGACCGCGAGGCGGCGGCAAGAGCGCAGACGGATTTATTTGTAGCTTGATTGTGTTGTGTGTTTCTTGTGAATGGACCTTTGCCCTGCTTTTTGCAGGGCTTTTTTTGTCTGCGGAACAGTAAGTGCATTTGTGCCGACCGTCTTATGCCGTCTGAAAAGGTTAAATAAGGTTTTGAAAATAAATTGTGATTTGATTTTAGGAGATGTTTATGGGCAAAACTGTAACTTTAACCGCCGGCCACAGCAACACCGACCCGGGCGCGGTCAACGGAAGCGACCGTGAGGCGGACTTGGCGCAGGATATGCGCAACATCGTGGCTTCAATCCTGCGTAACGATTACGGCCTGACCGTACGCACCGACGGCGAAGGCAAAGGCAATATGCCGCTGCGTGAAGCAGTCAAACTGATTCGCGGTTCGGATGTGGCGATTGAGTTTCACACCAACGCAGCCGTCAGTAAAGCGGCTACGGGCATTGAGGCGTTGAGTACCGTCAAAAACAAACGCTGGTGCCAGGTGTTGAGCAAAGCCGTCGCCAAGAAAACCGGCTGGAAACTGCGCGGCGAAGACGGCTTTAAACCCGACAATGCGGGCCAGCATTCGCGCCTGGCTTATGCGCAGGCCGGCGGCATTGTGTTTGAGCCTTTTTTCATCAGCAACGACACTGATTTGGCCTTGTTTAAGACTACTAAATGGGGCATCTGCCGCGAGATTGCGGACGCGATTGCGATGGAATTGGGAGCGGCGAAGGTATGAAAAAGTCTTTGATTGCTTTGGCTCTGTCTGTCTTGAAACCGCAGATGCCTGAATTTGAGATTAAGCCTGCCAGTATTGGCTATTTGAAACAACATCCGTCTATGCGCATGGGTAAGTCGGGCGTGGCGGCTGCCAAACGTGCGGCGCGTAAACGCAAGGCGAGAAAATGCTGAAAGCACGTCTGATTTGTTGGATTTTGAATTTGGTATCAAATGATTGGGAAGTCCGAATTGAAACACGTTGTATCGGCAGTGGTTATTACGACCGCCCAATCATTGCGAGAAAAAAGCACTGATTTTTGTCGGGCATAAATGCCCGACCTATGGGATAAATAATGCGTATTTTGGATATTTTCAAAAACCCTGCGACAGGCAATGTGTCGCACTCGAAACTGTGGGCAAACGTTGCCTGCGCGGCTGGGACGTTTAAGTTTGTGATGTTGCCCGACCCGTCGGCGGAGATTTGGGCGGTGTATTTGGGCATTGTGGGCGGCTATGCGGTGGCGCGTTCGTTTGTCAGCGTCAAACGTCAGGAGGCTGAGAATGAATCTCGTGAAACTGCTGGCGAATAACTGGCAACCGATTGCCATCATCGCGCTTGTCGGCACGGGCTTGGCTGTGTCGCACCATCAAGGCTACAAGGCAGCCTTTGCCAAACAGCAGGCGGTCATCGACAAGATGGAAAAAGACAAGGCAGAGGCATTGAGGCTGTCGACTCAAGCCTACGCCCGTGAGCTGGAGCAAGCCCGCGAAGAAGCAAAACAATCTGAAGCCAAGGCGCACGCCGTCGGTGTGAAATTGGCACAAAAGCAGGCGGAAGTCAGTCGTCTGAAAACGGAAAACAAAAAGGAAATCGAAAATGCGCTTACTCAAGACCGCCAAAAAGCAGGCGGCGGTTGTATTGACGGCCTTGGCTCTCACGGCCTGCGCCTCTACACCCGCGCCCTCGGCTACGGAAATTAAGGTTGTTGAAAAGGCGGTCATGCCAACACCGCCCGCCGCATTGATGGTCGCGCCGGTGCGCCCGAATGCGCCGAAAGACGGTAAGACGGCAACGCTGTTGGAACATGCCGCTGAGTTTGGCGGCTATGTTTCGGAGCTGGAAAACCAAAATCAGGCTTGGCGTGATTGGGCGGGCAATCACTCCCGCAAAGTCGGCGACTGACAAAAAAGCCCGCGTAGGGCGCGGGCTGAGGGTGAAAGCGGATTTTATACCTCTTTTACAGGGGTAGCGGCGGTAGTGCTTTTCAGCAAATCGACTGCGTGCTGGCAGTTTTGCTTGCTGGTGTAGCCTTCGCCCTGAGCGATGGTTTCATGGTTGGCTGCTTTCAAACGCCAACGGTATTCGCCTTTTGCGTCTTTATAGATTTCAAAATACATAAGGTTTCTCCTATGAATGAGTACACGTTTTCTTACCGCTTTGACGGTAAGTCCTGGTCATTGAGCATTTGGGCGGACAGCCCTGAAGAAGCCAGGGCGAAATTTCGGGCTGCACGAGAAAATGCGCAGTATGACGGCGAAGTTGTAGCAAAGATTTATACATCTGTAAATATTTCGTGGGTTAAGAAATTGTACAAGCGGATAAAATATTTAATGGGTATCAAAGAATGACCTACCGTGAATTAGTTGAACGTCAGTTGGCTGTGCGCCATGCCGATTTGGAATTGGGCTTAAGCCGTGCACGTGAACAAGAGTCGTTTGTCATCCATGTTTCTAATCTGCTGGATAAGGCAGGGTTTGAATATACGGTACGAATGAATAAGGATTTTCAGACGACCTTTAACCTTGAATATCCAAATACAAACTACGACACCTTTAAGCGTGCAGTTTGGCAGACAATTTCGGCGTATTACTGCGTTTGTAACGATGGGGATGGACTCGAAATTTCCAGCAATCGCCCTGACGGCTACTCCGTCCGTATCGTATTTGGCGATGTGCCGGTTTAAAGGGGTTTTAAATGGACTTTGAATTTGGGTTTAAAACCCTGTGGCCGATTGCAACGGCGGCGTTTTGGTTTTGGGTCAACGGCATTTCAGGCCGTCTGAAAGAGGCGGACAAGCGTATCGACGACCTTAAAGAGGAGCTGCACGCGGTCAAGCTCTCGTACCACACCAAGCAAGATGCCAAGGCAGACCGCGACAATATCGCGGCATCTTTGGGACGCATCGAAAACAAGTTGGAAAAAGTAAACGAAAAACTAGACAGAAAAGCGGACAAATCATGAAAGACCCGATTTTGGAAGCCTTGGCGCGTATTGAAAACAAGACTGATCAAACTCTGAAAAATCAGAAGGAAATGCAGGCGGAAATTGCACAAATCCGCCAAGACACGAAACGCACGGCTATTACATTCGGCGCACTGGGCGGCGGCGTGATTACGGTCGGCTGGGAATTGCTTAAAGCGAAAATGGGACTGTAAGTATGGCTCACCCGCAAGAAATCCGTGAAAAGTTACGCCGGCTCTATGTGAGCGGCGAGCAAACTTTGGAAACGGCGGCCTTGATGTGCGAAATCCCGCAGGCCACTGCGCGTGCGTGGAAACGTGCGGATAAGGAAAAAGGCGACGACTGGGATAAGATGCGCGCCGCCTACACTTTGGCCGGCGGCGGTATTGAGGACTTGAGCCGTGCGATGTTGGCTGGTTTTATGGTGCAGTACAACAGCACGATGACGATGCTGCAGGATTCGAGTACCGAAGATTTGCCACCATCCGACCGCGCCAAGCTGTTGGCCAGCCTGGCCGATGCGTTTACCAAAACCGTATCGGCCAATGCCCGTGTGATGCCGGAAACGTCAAAACTGGCGACGGCTTTGGAATTGATTGAGTTCTTGATGGCGTTTGTGCAAGAAAAACACCCCAAACATTTGCCTGCCTTTGTGGAGGTATTGGAGCCGTTTGGGGCGGAAGTGGAGAAGAAGTTTGGATAAGCAAAAACCTACCATTGGAAGCCTTTTTGCAGGTATTGGCGGGTTTGATTTGGGATTTGAACAGGCTGGTTTTGACACTGCTTGGCAAGTAGAGATTAATCCTGTACCCCGTGCAGTTTTGACCGACCGCTTCCCACACGCAAAACAGTTTGAGGATGTCAGAACGGTATTGTCAGAATTATGGCCAGTAGATGTGATTATTGGCGGATTCCCATGTCAGGATGTATCAATAGCCGGTAAGCGTAAAGGGCTTACCGAGGAAAGAACAGGTTTATTTTATGACGCAATGCGTATTGTCGACCAGCTTAAACCCCGCTGGATTGTCCTTGAAAACGTTACGGGTTTGCTCAATAGCAACAATGGCGAAGACTTTCAAACAGTCATCAAGTCCCTTGCCGAATGCGGGTATGTGGGATACTGGCGCGTGCTTAATGCAGCATATTTCGGAGTCCCCACGGCACGCCGTCGAGTTTTCTTGGTCGCTGGATTGGGAGAGTACCCCCCCCCATGAGTTTATGGCTGACGCCGGCTCAATTGGAGTCTTACCTCGCTCGGTTGATACGTGCGGGCTGCAAAAGCCGCATGGTACTTTGCTTAGAGGGATTTCCAATGGAGCCATTGACCGCTCAGGCGCAAATATTCTCGTTACGCCCAACGGACGGGGTGCGATGGTTGAGCGGCAAAGAGCGTCTAACGATGATGGGCTTCTCCTCGGAATGGATGAGGCCAACACTGCGGAGGCTCAAGCTGCGGGAAACGCCGTCTGTCCGCCGGTCTCACGCTGGATTGCCGAAAAATTGATTAAAACTTTTTAAATGCATGAAAACTAAAGAATTTCTTAAATCCCTTGCCGAACTGGCCGCCAGTCTGCGCCAAGTCATCGAAGCGGAAGTGGACGGCTTCGATGCGTCGCCAAAGGCTATTACTGCACGCCGTGCCAAGGTCTTTGACCCGGTAGGCGGTTACGAGTATTTCGTCAACACCTACTTCCCCCATTATATCCGCTCCCCTGAAAAATCCGAACTGCATGAGTTTTTATTCAGCCGTCTGCCGGAGATTATCCGCTCCCCCAAAGGGGAAAATGAGGCGGTAGGTGCGCCGCGTGGCGAGGGTAAGTCGACGCAGGTTACCCAGCTGTTTACGCTGTGGTGTATCGTGACCGGCCAAAAACATTATGCTGTTATTGTGATGGACAGTATTGACCAGGCATATCCGATGCTAGAGGCCATTAAGGCAGAACTTGAGTTTAACCCACGCTTGAAAACCGACTTTCCTGAAGTCTGCGGGCAAGGCCGTGTATGGCAGGCCGGTACGATTGTGACGGCCAATGACGTTAAGGTGCAAGTGGCCGGTAGCGGTAAAAAGCTGCGTGGTTTGCGTCACGGCCCTTACCGTCCTGACCTGACCGTATTGGACGATATTGAGAATGACGAGCAAGTCCGCAACCCGGAACAGCGCGACAAACTCAATGCGTGGCTGACCAAGACTGTATTGCCTTTGGGCGGTGTCGGTCAGAAATACGATGTGATTTATATCGGCACGATTTTGCATTACGACAGCGTATTGAACCGCACTCTGAATAACCCGTTTTGGCACGGTATTAAGTTTAAGGCGATGAAACGCTGGCCCGACCGCATGGACTTGTGGGACAGATGGGAGGAACTTTTCCGAAACGACGGCGAGACGGTGGCCGAGGCGTTTTATCAGGCAAACAAAGACGAGATGGAGCGCGGCGCGCAAACAAGCTGGGCGGCTCGCGGCGTACTCGCGCTGATGAAAATCCGCGCCCGTGACGGTCATGCGACATTTGACAGCGAGTATCAAAACGACCCGGTCAGCGGTGAAGATGCGCCGTTTGCCGAAAACATCAAATACTGGTCTGAACTGCCCGACGATTTGGTGTACTACGGTGCGCTCGACCCGTCGTTGGGTAAAGCGGGCGCGGGGCGCGACCCGTCGGCGATTTTGGTCGGCGGTTATCAAAAATCGACGGGGCGGCTGTTTGTAACCGTCGCCCAAGTCAAAAAACGCCTGCCCGATTTGATTATAGAGGACGTAATTCGCATCCAAAAAGAGGCGCGGGTCAAGCCTGTTTTGTGGGTGGTGGAGACGGTGCAGTTTCAGGAGTTCCTCAAGGATGAGCTGATTAAGCGCGGGGCGCGTTCGGGTGTGCACATTCCGGTGCGCGGTATCAAGCCGTCTTCGGACAAGATGTTGCGGATTGAGACTTTGCAGCCGCATATGGCAAACGGGCTGATTCTGCTCAACCCCGACCAAAAGACCTTAATCAGCCAGTTGCGCCACTTCCCGAAAGCCGACCACGACGATGGACCCGATGCGCTGCATATGCTGTGGATGGCGGCAACAACGGGCAATGTGTCAAACAGGGCGCGTGCGATCGATTTGCCTGCGCCGATGTTGGAGGTTTAAAAATGTGTGATGTGAGAGAACGTATAACCGCTCGTGAAAAAGAGCTGACAGAGGATGTCGAGTACCTCGAGCGTGGTTTGGATAAAGCGGTCGAATATTTGCAAGATGTTGTCTCCTGCTATAAGTCCGGCAGACTGATAAGTTTGCATATTATTGTCGGCCAAATTGAGGGATTCTTGGCGGCTCGCGGTGAAGAGTATTGATTTTAAGGTCGTCTGAAACCGTTTTCAGACGACCTTCGGAGTAAAAAATATGTTCGGATTGATTAAAAGCGCAACGCGAAAAACCGCCATCAAGACATTGACGAGCGCGACCGAAGATGCGCTGGAAAGCCTGTTTTCCAACATGGAAGGCACGGACGCGCTGCTTTCGCGCCTCGGTGTGGACAGACAGCAGGCATTGGATGCGGTGGTGGGTGATGACGAGGTGGCTGCCTGTTTGGAGGATTTGCACGCGGCCATGCTAAACAAACCTTGGCGGATTTACGGCGAGGACTTGAGCGACGAAGACAAAGACCGCCTGTGGAAAACGTTGAAACGCCATCTGCCCGCGCTTGCCGAAATCGTCCTGACGGCGCGGCTGGGCGGATACGGCGTGGGTCGTTATGTCTATCAGCCCGAACCCGACGGCTTTTTGACGATTAAGCATATCAGCAACAAAAGCGGCGAACTGGCGAAATATATTCCCTACCGCGACGGTTCGCTGGTGTATCGCGGTACCGGCGGTGAGGAGGCTTGCAATACGGATGTCCTGTATCTCTTTATCGCCCATCGTGCGACTTCGACCAATCCTGCGGGCGAAATGGTGGCGGCGCGGCTGTATGCGCCTGTCGCGTTGCGTAAAAAAGGCTTTATTTATGCGGCGCAATTTATCACGCGCTACGCCCAGCCGTATTTGATTGCCAAAATCCAAGCCAACAGCGAGGATGACCACAACAGCTTCATGAGCCGTTTTTACCGCTTTGTGAGCGGCGGCGCATTAAGCATCGACCGCGAAGACGATGTGATGATGCTGCAAAACAGCGCGGACGGTCAGGCATTCCGCAGATTGGAAAACCTCGCCAATGCGCGTATCCAAAAAACGCTTTTGGGCAAGGTCAAAACCAGCGACTTGGAGACCGCCAGCCGCGCCAGCCAAGAAACCGAAGAAAACAACCGCGACGAGCGCATCGGTGCGTACCTTGCCCTTTTGTCCCGCGCCGCGCAGCACTTTATCGACGCGCTCGTGATGGTCAACAACGCCTACGGCAAGACCATCAACGCGCCCAAAGGCGTATGGTTTGAGTTTGAAGACGAAATTAAGGTCGATAAAACTCGGGCGGAGCGCGACAAGATGTATATGGATACGGGACAACTGGTGTTGACCGAGACCTACTACCGCGACATCTTGGGCTTTGAGCCGGAGCATTTCGAACTGCGCGACCCGAAAACGTCGTCTGAAAACCCCGTACCCGCCAAATTCAGCCTGCGCCTGTCTGACGGCCTTGCCCATAATGCGCCCGATACGGCAGAGCAGGCAATCGCCCGTCCGAAAATGGAAGCAGTGTTGGGTTTGCTGGAAAGCTGCAAAGACTACGCCGAATTTGAGGCAAAGCTGTCCGAGCTTGATTTGAGCAAGGGCGACAATCTCTTGATCCAGCGTTTGGTTTCAGACGGCCTTTCGGCTTGGGCTGACGGAGCGGGCGATGGACGGGATTGAATACAACTTCGTCGGGCTGGTCGATAAAGCCGCTTTCGAGCATTTTAAAAACAAGAAAATCCTGCCCGGGTTTTCGCATTACGACGTTTGGCTGTATCAGCACAGCCTTGCCTTTACCGTCGCCAAGATGATGGACGCGGATATGCTCACCGAAGTCAAAGACGCCGTCGAATCCGCGCAGCAAAACGGCACGGCGTTTGCCGATTTTAAAAAGCGTTTAAAACCATATTTGATGGCTAAAGGCTGGTGGGGCGAGCAAGTGATGACCGACCCGCTGGACGGCGAACCGAAATTGGTACAGCTCGGCAGCACACGTCGTCTGAAGACTATCTTCAACACCAATATGCAAACTGCCTTTGCGGCGGGGCAATGGCAGCGGATACAGGCAAACAAAAAAGCCCTGCCGTATTTGCGCTACAACCATTCCGCCGCAGGGCATCCGCGCGACAGCCATAAACGCTACTATGGCTTAGTCCTGCCGGTTGACCACGACATTTGGAAAGTCATCTTTCCGCCCAACGGCTACGGCTGCAAATGCTCGGTTTCCGCACTGACCCGTCGGCAGGCGGAGCGCGAGGGTATCAGCGGCGAGCCTGATGTGGATATGGTTGAGTTTACCAATCCGCGCACAGGCAAAACGGTATTGATACCCGACGACATCACGCCGAGCTTCGCGCACAACCACGGCGACCGATTGGGCGCGATGGACGCACTGTTTGGCGAGAAAAACGGCGAAGAGGCACTGGCCGCCATGATTGCCGAGCGCGAGGCGTGGCTGGACAAGCGGTATAGCGTGCCGTCTGATAAAGTGGCGGTGTTGGCTTTGTCGGACAAGGTGTCGGAAAAAGAAGTGCGCAGGCTGACAAAAGAACAGTCTGCCAACAATACCAAAGACCACGAAGCGAGAGCTGCGGCAGCGTGGCAGGCTAAAACGGGCGACAGGCTGGAAGTGTTTGATTTGCCCGTAGAGAAAGGTAAGGGTCAAGCCGATTATCTGATTGTTTCAGACGACCTACCCCGTGAGAAATGGGTAAAACTGGATTTTATGTTTACCGAAAATCCCGAACGTGCGGAATTGATGAACCGTTATTTTGCGCACACCGCCGACGCATGGAAAGGGAAGGTTGACAATATTCAAGAGCATTTCAACAAAGCCGATATTGTCCCGCTTGATTTACGCCATCTGAATGCGGCAAACCGGCATAAATTGTTGCAGTATGTGTTATCATTGCCGAAAGAACAGCGGGATAAAGTCCGCTTATTGGTAAAAATATCGGAGTAAGTCATGCCGTCTGAACTGTATGTCAGCCGCGAAGTAAAAGTATTTTTAGGCGGGAAAACCGCCCCGTCCGAATTGTTGGACTATCTGTACCCGCGTCTTGCCGAAATCGACAAGGAAGCAGCCGACCAAATGCAGGGCGAGTTTTCGGGCTGCGTATTTTCGATTGCGGATTTGTCCGCTGCGGCATTCGCCCGTGTGCGCGGATGGATACTTGAGGCAGCAGAAAAGTCCGAGTGGATTAAGCCGTACAAGTCCGAATTGAAAGCCGCGCTTGAAGCTGATCCGAGATTTAAACCTGTATAACCCGAAGGTCGTCTGAAACCGTTTCAGACGACCTTTTTTCATAACCGCCCAAATTTCGCGTTTAAGCGTGTTTTATCGGTCAGGATAGGCAAAGATATATCCGAGAGTTTAAATGCAATCTGACGCAGCCCTAAAAGCCCCCTGAAAACGTTTTTTTAAACCGCTGCCGTCTGCATTTTCGGATGTGCCTCAAATTTGCGATTTTAGGCGGGTCGGATACCAAAGATAGGCAAACCCCCGACAGAATCTTAAAAATCAATCTGACGCGATTCTAAAGCGGTTTTAAAGTGGGTATTTTCATATTTTACGCATGAGGATTTTCAAAGGCCGTCTGAAACCTGATATTCGGGTTTTAGGCGGCTTTTGCATTTGGATTGGGAAGTGAAATCCTGCCGTCCGTCTTTTTGAACTTGGCAAGGCAAAATGGAGCAATGGATACGAACAACACCCCCCTCAAAATCAAATTGTCCGCCGCGCTGCCGGTTGCCCTGGCGACCGGTGCCGACAAGGTGCGTACTTTTAAAGGCGTTGCCAATTCGGGCAAGCCCTTCGGCTACGGCAGTTATCAGACAGTCGTCGATTTGGCCCAGCTGTCGCACAAAGCGTCCGTCCCCGTCCTGTTGGAGCATTCCCCCGTCAAGATGGCGGGCGTGTGCAGTCTGTCGGTAACGGCGGACGGCCTGATTGCGGAAGGTAGTCTGTTGTCCAACGAGTTTGGCACGCAGATCGCCGAAGCAGCCGACCAAGGCTTCCCGTGGGAGATGTCTGTTTATGCGCAGGCGGAATCCTACGAGGAGCTGGCAGCGGGCGCGGTGTTGTCCGTTAACGGCAACGAGGTAACAGGTCCTGCTGTGATTTTGCGCCGCTGCACCATCCGCGAAGTATCGTTTACCGCTATCGGCGTGGACAGCGAGACAGAGGCGGTGGTGTTGTCGGACGGCAGTCCCTTGCCGGATATTTTTAAACAACCTTTGGAGTTATCTATGACACCCGAAGAAAAGAAAGCGTTTGACGACCTGAAAGCGGAAGTCGATACGCTCAAGGCTGAAAAAGCCGCAGCCGAGAAAAAGATGAAAGAAGCCGAAGCGGCTGCCAAGAAAAACCAAGTCAAGGCGAAATTGTCCGCCGCAGGTTTCAAAGAAACCGAAGACGGCAAGTTTGAAGGCTTTTCCGACGCAACCATGACCGTGCTTTTGTCTGCCGACATTGACGCGGCAGAAGCCATGATTGCCGATTTGAAGCCGAAAGCTGCTCCGTCTGTCGTACCGCCCGCGCTGTTGAGCGAAGGCGCAGGCAATGGCGAATCCGAACACACCGGCGAGGCGGAGGGCAAGTTCTCCATCGCCAGCCACAAAGGCTCATTGGGAGGCTATTATGTCTAAAGTGAAAACAGAAATCTTAGGCCCTGTTATTTCCGACTTTTTGAAATATGAGGCGACGCCGCAGACCCGTGTTGCCGTTACCGCCGATGCCGGCACAAAGGCCGGCAAGTTTGTCGAGTACCCGCTGCGCGGCAAAAAGCTGCTTGCGTTGACTGATGAAGCCGACGGCAAGGTCGTCGTACAGCCGATCAACTGCATCATCGACCTGTCAAAAGTTGCCGATGCGGACGTCAAAACAGCCACTACCGGCAAAACCTTGGACGCGCTGAAAAAAGAAGGCGACGCATACGGCATCGTTTACCAAGGCACGCCCATCGCCTGATTTTCAGACGACCTTTAAACCCGATTTAACAAGGACACATCATGCCTTTATCCGATAACAGCAAGTTTGGCGTGCAGGCTTTGACCACCGCCGTCAACAAAATCGACCCGGGCGCAAGCCAAATCCGCGAGCTGGGTATTTTCGAACCCGAATATTTGACCACCACTTATGCCGACATTGAGTTCCAAGACGGCAAAGTCCACTTGGTTGCCAGCAAAGAGCGCGGCACATCCGGTCAGGCGGTCGAAAGTCCGAAACGTACCGTGCGTACCGTCAAAGTGCCACACCTGCCGATTCATGATGTCATTCGTGCCGACGACGTGCAAAACCTTCGCGCTTTCGGTACGACCCAAGCTGCGACCGTCATGGACAAGGTCAATGAAAAGCTGGCCGGCGGCAAATCCGACCTTGAATACACCCGCGAGCATCTGATGCTCGGCGCATTACAAGGCAAGATTTTGGATGCAGACGGCAGCGTGCTTTTGGACGTCAACACAGAGTTCGGCGTGCAGCGTAAAACGCAAAACATCGAATTGTCGAAAGACGAGACCCAAGTCGGCTCGGTATTGGACAAGCTCTTGTCCGAGCAACGCCAAAAATTCAAAGGTGCGCAGGTACGCGGCTGGGTCGTGTATTGCGGCATGGATTTCCTGAATGCGCTCAAAGAGCATAAGTCCATCTTCGAAGTGTATAAACGCTACGACGAAGCACGCGCCTACCGCGAAGGCGATACGCTCAATCCGACCGAGTTTGTCCACAAGGGCATCCGCTTTATCGAGTATGCCAACCATTTCGGCAGCGACGCCGATATCGGTGCGGACAAAGCCATCCTGTTGCCGGTCGGCCGCAATCTCTACAAAGAGTATTTCGCCCCGGCGGACATGAACGCCACCGTCAACACCCGCGCCCTGCCGTATTACGCCAGCCGCGAAAAATTGCAACACGACAAAGGCTGGAGCCTGCACATGCAGTCCAACCCGCTGCCGATTGCGCTGCGCCCTGAGTTGTTGGCAACGCTGACCATGTCTTAAACGGATTTCAGACGGCCTTTAAGGCAGTTTTAAAGGTCGTCTGAAAACGGAGGACGGCATGATTACCATCCAAGACATGATTACCCGCTTCGGCGCACAGGAAATGGCGGAACGGTCGAATCATGAAAACTACGAAACCATAGACGAAGCGGTGATGGCAGCGGCAATAGCCGATGCGGAAGAAGAGGCGGCAAGCTACCTTCGGGCGGCGAAACTGTTTTTTACCAACGACACCGCGCCGCAGGTTTTGAAAATCAAAGTCTGCGACATCGCCCGCTACTATCTCTACGACGATGCGGTAACAGGTATTGTCGAAGAGCGTTATCAGTCGGCAATCGCCTGGCTGAAGATGGTCGTCAAAAATCCGAATATGCTGGACGAGAGCCGCGTGTCGGATGACCGCAGACCGTCAACGTGTGCCGTTTATGTCAATGCCGAACCCGATTTGCGGGAATGGCTGAAGGAGTAGGCAATGCGGATTACGGTATCACACGATTTATCTCGTATCGCCCAAAGCCTGAACCGCCTGTCTGGCAGGTTGAATGGCAGCCTTGAAGAGCCTTTGCGCGCTATCGGCGGCATCCTCGAATCTTCGACCCGCCGCCGTATCGCCGAAACCAAAACTGCGCCTGACGGCAAACGCTGGCAGGATGTCAGCCCCGCAACGGCGGCAGCCAAAAACGGCCGCGGCGGGATTTTGGTGGACTACGGCAACCTCTTGGCAAGCATTACGCACGAGGCATCGGCAAAAAGCGTGATTACCGGCTCAATCATGGGCTACTCGGTTTATGTGCAGGAAGGCACGAAAACCATGCCGGCGCGTCCGTTTTTGGGATTGTCTTCGCAAGATTATCAGGACATTGACGAATTGATGTCCGATTGGCTGGAAGGATTGATTGTCTGATATGGCTTTGAAACAGCATGAAAACTTATTGGCGGTCTATCCCGAAATCCTAGGTCGTCTGAAAACCGTCAAAGGTATTAAGGCGGTCAAGGAAATCGGCGAACTTGCCGAGCTGCTCGCTCAAGGCACAGCGAAGCGCAAAGCCGCCCCACTGGACGGCGCAGTCTATGTCGTTTATGGCGGCTCGACCTTTGCCGACGAAGCGAAAAACGGCAAATTCCTCAAATCGACGCTGCACTTTACCTTTGTTCTCGCGCGAAGCTATACCGCCAACGGCAAATCCACGCTGTACGAAGTCGGCGAGACTCTGACGGCAATCCAGCGTGCGTTTTCAGGCTGGGACGCGGGCGACGAATATGCCGTTACCCCTTTCCGCCGCATCGCCTCGCCCTCCATCGAATACAACGACGGCTTTGCTTTTTACCCTATTTCATTCGCCTGCGACACCGTGCAGGCGGCAAACTAAAGGAGCTGCCACATGGCAAAACAAAACGACCACGGCTTAATCTTTGAGGGCAACGTCAAGGTACGCAACCTCAATCAAAAAGGCTCGGGCTTTATCGACATCGGCAACACCACCGCCCTGACCACGCAAACCAGCGTGGAAACCAAAGAGCGCGTGTCCAAGCAAAAAGGCACTTACGGCAGCGCACTCGACAGCCTGAAAACCGTCAAGCCTACCGAAATCGGCCTGAAGCTCGACACTTTCGACAAAGACAACCTTGCGCTTGCCCTGATGGGCGAAGCCGCCGTCATCGCGGCTACGGCGCAGACCGTTACGGGCGAGACCGTGACCATCGGCAAAAAAGGCATGGCGTACAAACTGGCAAACGGCAACATCGACCCGGCTACCGTCAAAGTCAAAAACAAGTCAAACGTCAATGTTGATGCCAAGCATTTGGACATCAATGCCACCTTGGGCATGATTACCATCCTGCCGGTCGCAGATACCGTCAACGACGGCGAAAACATCACCGTCGAATACAAAACCCGCGATTCTGGCGGCTACAAAGTCTCTGCTGCGACCTTGTCCCGATTGGATTTGGAAATCTACGTTGACGGCCGCAACCGCGTTACCGGCGAGACCGGCATCCTGCATATCCCCCATGCCGTACTGGCGGCGGACGGCAGTATCGACTGGTTCGGCGACGACTTCAACGAAGCCGAATTCAAAGGCACGGCGGTGTTGGCTTCGGGCGAGACCTCGACCTATTCCTTCACGTCGTATAACAACTAAGATTCGGTAATAAATAAAGGCCGTCTGAAACTGGCTTCTGCGTCTAGGCGCAGCGGCGGCAGGTTTCAGACGGCCTTTTTTAAAGTGGTTTTAAAACAGGATTAAATCATGGCGAATATTCAGGCAGGTTTAGAGATTAAAGCGGGCGTGTCCGGTGTTGAAAACATCGACGCGCTGGCGCAGTCCATCGAGGCGGCGGGCATCGATACGGGCAAGCTGGCGGAAGAAGCGAAAGAACTGGGCGCGACGCTGGCGAAGGCCCAAGCCCAGCAGGCGGCGATTGCGGAATATAAGGCTTTGTCGGCAGAATTGGACAATACCGCCAAAGAAATGCGCGCCTTGGACGAGCTGACCGCGACGCTTGAGAAATCCATGCGCGGCGGCGGTACGCAGCAACAGCAAGCCGATTTGGCGAAACTGCGCGCCGAATCCGAGCGGCTGGCAAAAAGCGAAACCGAACTGACGGGCAAACTGTATGCCGCCCGCGATGCGATGGCAGTGTCGGGCGTGTCCGTCAAAAACCTTGCCGCCGAAGAAGCGCGCCTGTCGTCCGAATCCGCCGCCGCAACGGCACAACTCGACCGCTTGACTGCCGAGGCGCAAACCCTAAAAGCCATCGCCGATGCCAAAATCCAGCTCGGCATCGATACCGACGACAAGGCACGGCAGGAAATCCAAAAGACCAAAGACGCCTACGAATTGCTTAAAAACAGCGGCACGCTCTCGCATGAGGAGCTGGCGCGGGCGGCGCAGTTGCAAGAAGGCAAGGTGCGCGAACTCGAAGCCAGCCTGAAAGGCGTGAAGCCGTCTATTTCCGAAATTGCCTCTGAAGTCCAAGGTTTGGTCGGTAAGGCAGGCGGCTTGGCATTTGCCACCCGCGAGGCAATGAAGTTTGAAACCGCGATGGCGGGCGTGAAGAAAGTCGCCGACGGCACAGACGAACAATACGCCAACCTTGCCGACGAGCTGAAAAAGATGGGCGCGGAACTGGGTATTTCCGCCGCCGAAATGGCGGATCTTGCCGCTGCCGGCGGACAACTAGGCATCCCGATTGAGAAGTTGTCGGAATTTACCGCCATTGCGTCCAAGATGTCGGTTGCCTTCGGCATGACCGCTGAAGAGGCAGGCAATGCCGCCGCGACGATTGCCAACGTATTCCAGCTCCCAATCGGCGAAGTGGAAAAACTCGGCGATGCCATCAACGTTTTGGGCAACAATACCGCCGCGCGTGAAAAAGACATTGTTGCGGCGATGGCGCGTATCGGTGGTACGGCCAAGCAGTTCGGCTTGGCTGCCGACGAGGCCGCTGCGCTTGCCGATGCATTTATAGCATTGGGCAAACCGCCCGAAGTGGCGGCTACCGCTATCAACGCCATGCTGCAAAAACTGCAAACCGCGCAAAGCCAGGGCAAAGGCTTTCAGACGGCCTTGGAAGGTATCGGTACGTCCGCCGACGAGATGGCGGCAAACATCGCCGCTAATCCTCAGCAGGCCTTGACCGAGTTACTGCATAAACTCGAAGGCTTGGACAAACAAAGCCGCGCCCTGACGCTCTCGCAACTCTTCGGCACTGAGTACAGCGACGACATCGCGCTTCTGGTCGGTTCGCTCGGAGAATACGAAAAGGCTTTGGGCTTGGTCGCCGACAAGGGACAAGTCGTCGGCGCGATGCAAAAAGAAGTCGCCAATGCCATGTCCACCAGCGAGGCGCAAATCAACAAAGCCAAGCAGGAAATCATCAACGTTGCCATCGAGGTAGGCGAAAAGCTGTTGCCTTTGGTGTCTTTGTTGGCGAGTACGGTAGGCGGCGTTGCCAATGCAGTCGGCGCGATTACGGAAGAGTTCCCCGTTTTGACGCAGCTTGCGGCATTGTTTGCGGCGGGTGCGGTTGCCGTCAAGGCTTATGAAGCGGCTGTCCGCCTGACGGGCGGCGCGGCATCGGCATCGTTTGCAACCCAGCGCGTCAGTATCGAAGCAACCAAGGCATCTATCCTGTCAACTACTGCCGCAGCGCGCGAACTGGGCATTGCGCTCAAATCAGCCGCCGCCGGTAATGGTTTCGGTAATGGGGCTGCTGCTGCGGGAGCGTTGGCGCAAAACCTCAAAACAGCGGCATCCAATGCCGGGCTTCTGTTTGCGGCGTTTGAAGTTGGACGCGGTGTGGGCAGTTGGCTGCGCGAAAACACTGATTTGGCAAAAATTTTCGGCGACAACCTCGCCCGTATCCCTGCCATCATAGACAGCCTGTTTACCACGGGCGGTCTGGACAAATACCGCGAACATTTCAAAACCGAAGCGCAAATCAAACGTGAACTGGCGGAAGCGGATAAAAAGGCGCAAGAAGCCGCCGAAAAAGCCGCGGCCGCCAAGAAAAAGGCAGCCGAAGAGGAAGCTGCCGCCATCAAAGCCCTGCAAGCCGAATATCGTGCTTCCGCCGCCGAACAGGCTGCGTTGGAGCGCAGTATGGCTGCATTGCGTGCCGACGGTCGAGAAACCAGCGACTTTTACAGCGAGCTGGCAATCAAGTTGGAAAACGTGCGCACCAAAACCGCCGACCTGAAAGCCGAGCTTGACAAGAAAAACATCAAAATCAGCGCGGACACGGGCGAACTTGCCGAAGCGCAAAAAGCCCTTGAATCCTTGGGGCTGACGGCTGAAGAAGTCACCACCGGTCTGAGTAAGAAAGCGGCGGAAGGTATTGCCAACTTTTCCATCGCTGCCAATAAGTTTGGCAACGATGCCGAGCAGATGTCCCGTGTATTTCAGGCGGCGTTAAAGCAGATGGACAGCCCTGAAGCGGTCGAAAAATTGAAAGCTGCCTTGGAAGACGCGGGCAAACAAGCGGGTATGACCGCCGAGGAGATTAAAAAAATCGGCGACGCCGCCCCTGTCGCGTCCGATAAGGTTGCCGACGCATTCGCCAAAATCGGCGTGGACAGCAAAGCCGTGATGACCGGCATCAGCAGTGATGCGCGGCAGGCATTTGCTGCTTTTCAGACGG